GTTTGGGAAATCGAGCTAAAGCCCGAAAACGAACATTACGACTATTAAAGATAAAAATCCGTGGCCGAAGCCACATGCAAAACTCTTTAAAGTTGTTAATGTAGTCTTCGGTCTCTCCCACAGCAAGCTGTGCCTTGTGGCCGTATCACAAAGTTCTCCCTAGCTAAACAGCAGGAGGAGAAGGTAAAAAGTACACCGCAGGGCAGTTCAGGAAGAAAATCAGATTGAAGTCCGGTCCTGTACCGCATAGGAAATCGACCGTGAGGTCTTGATCCACTACGTTGTTGACGATACCGCGCTTTGTAGTCGCAACGAACCAGTCCTCATGCGAATCATCACCGGTGGCAGTGAGACCGTAGTAGGTATCCAGATTGTTGACGAAAAACTTCGACGCAGTGTAAAAAGGCAGGTTAACTGACACCCCCGCCTGGGTGTATTGATTGGTTAGCGCCATGCCAGCACCACCACTTTCCTCAACCTTGTCATCAGTGTTGAGAATCTTCGCTAAAGCTGACCCAGTCCCGGTGGTAGGTAGCGCAATGGAGTATGGCTTATTGGAAGGAGGGAGAAACTTACCTGTTCGCACAACCGAGATGCTCGGAACAGCGACAGAGTACTTGCCATTGAACTGGTTGGTGTTGATGACATAGTTCGTACTTCCTTTATAGCCAATGAAACAATTCGCCAACCACGTGATGGGGTGGTTGCGGACGAAGTTGAATCCGAAGTTGCTGGCCGGCGTAATGGTGCCTACCGCTGTATCAACTCCGTTAGCTGAATAACCGTACGCTCTGGGTAAGCGCTTGAAAGGAAAGCTAGCCACTTGCTGGATGCCGTTGAACCCTTCACCTTGGGCAGCGGTCACTGTCGCTACCTTGGAAGTTCTGTGTAGCAACTCGCGAAAAGACGCGATGCGCTCACCAAAAACTTCATTGTACGTGTCAGGGTGACTAACACTGGGACTGCCGAATGAGTGAACCTCATACGTCTTGTTTGACTGGAGCTCAACAAGGGACAAGCGACTTGGAATATCATTCGGCCCTGCGAACTCAATATTGTCAGCAGCTCTCACGAAAACAAGGACGTCCACATCAGAGGAAGCTTCAGGAGCAGTCAGCCGGTTGACGACCCGCATCTGAACCATTCCATTCCCCGACCAGGAAAACGTCGGCGCAGGCCCGTTTGACCATGGCGGCGTCGGAATAGGAGCCGCGCGCGTACCCAGATCCATTCTCAGGAAGGTCACCGCTTGCATCCACGGGACACGCACTTCAATCTCGTCTGAATCTTCCAGATCAAACAAAATGTTCATGACTCCGGGGTTACCGTACTGTGGCATCGCGGAAGCTAGGTTGCATCGAGCGTCCCAACAGATGTTCACTCGACCACGATGATACTGAGTCTTAATCACCTTAAACCTGAAAATGATATCGCCTCGCCAGTACTCAAAGAGCTTTGCCGCGTGACACATCGGAGTGTTGAACACGCCAAAATTTGTTCCTGGTGACCTCTCATACAGCTCTGGTGTCACGGAGCTAGTGAACAAGATCGTGTCTTCCGCATTGGTCGTCGTCCAGAGTGCGCCGCACAAAAAGCTCTCTCGCGCACAGAAGTTCGCGATGTGCATCTGGTCTCCGTACGAGTCGCCTACCATCGTCGTGTCCACGCTCACTTCCTGCTTTGGTTGCAAGGAAAGCTTGGTAATCGGTTCTGAAATTGTCGAGCTCGACAACGTGTGGAACGACAAGCTCTTCATAGGCTCGACGTCTCGGATGACCGGAACGTTTGTGAAACCGAAGAAACTTGCCACGCTGCCTATCCCGGAGGCAACCATCTCCGTTGCTTTAGCGTACGGTCCAATCATCGGTATCTTGGAAAGCTTGGAGGCCACACTACCAACCGTCGACGCTATAGCTGAAACTTGACCATCTTTGACATACTCCTTCTTACTCTGCATTACTGGAAGGACTGTGGGAGCTGTCACCTCAACATCTTCAGCCCATGCATAAACAACGATAGTGACACCAGTGGTAGTGACACCGTTGGCCGATCGGAGCGCCGCAAACTGCGCCAGATCGATGCTACCCATGGCATCCATGGCGGTGGTATCACACCAAAGCCAATTGCGGTGGTACAGGAAAGGCAACGTCATCTCTGCCACTGAGGTCGTCTGCGGGTCCAACCACACGTGAGGTCTTTGAGAGATCAACACTTGAGTGCCAGCTGAGTAGGTCAGTGCAGTGCCAAGAGTGTCCTTTACGAAGCCCGACAAAGGCTTGTAGAACGCACCCATAGCACCGTAGTAGAACTGACTGGCATTGATGGTGAACTTCAGCTTCAACTTACACCTTATCAAACCATAGTTTTGCAACTTGTTCTTTATGGACGCATTTTGAAAGAACAAACGCCAGGGAGAAAAGGTGGCCTTGATTCCCGGGCTCCCGTTTTCCGTCCAGGTGTAGTTGAAGATTTTGGTTGGGCGACCGAAAAACTCTCCCAGGTGAGCTGGTACCAACTGGCTGTCAGCAATAGCATCATGGGGAGTACCCAAATCGAGCGTTACAGGTGCCGTTTCATTGACGAACGTGGTTTGTTGCACAGTCGTCAATACCGAGCCCTCGGTCATAGGGACATCGAATGTGTTGTTGTTTGTTTGTTCATTTGTTTGAGAAAGCCGGTAATTTTCGTGTCTGAATGCTGACTCATGCACCCTGACCTTGAGGTCCTCTTTTGTGCCCTGCCTTGCACTTCTGTAAATACAGACTTCGGGGAACGCCCTGGCGGGATAGCTCAGTGACTCCATTCTCGACAACCCTTGTAGGACCGCTGGTGGACTATCGCAGTAACTAGCCACTGAGTGTTGCTTTTGGCTTCTCGGACCTGCATCGTAGGCCCTCTGACGAACATCGGTTTCCCAGAATCTCATCAAGTTTTGTTCGAAAGAAAGCCGAGGGTAGCTTTCCATGTGGGCGCGCAATGATGCGCTCCTCGGGCACCTGTCTATCAGCGCGTTCAACTCAGTGAAAAACTCTTCACCATGGAAAAACGCCTCCATAGAAGCAGATGTTATCGCCTGCGCCAACTGCTCACTCAAAGAGCAAGCTTTGGACTTCACTTGCATCATCAACATCTTAAATATCGAATCAACATCCAGTGGCCCGACGACCACCCCAAGACTCTTGTCATACTTGAAACCTCTCTTCAAGAACACCGCATCACTCAAGGGAATGTACGGCAGTGACTCACTTGTCTTATCAGCCATGGTGTAGCCAACACCAATCTCACTCATCACCTCCTGGATCAGTGTGTGCGTGTACAAAGGTCTCTCTGGCGACACACACACCACATGGTCATCTCCTAACACTACTGCGACGACGAAATCAAAGAACTCGTCAACGTCGTAACCTGCCTTCTCCCAAGCGTACATCAAGTAGAAGATGTTCACAATGCAGTTGAGCACAGTGGTGAACTGGTGTCCTGAGACTTCTCCACCCAATAGCGTCATCAACATACCGAAGAAATCGACAGTAGGACTCGCCAAATCCATCATCAAAGTGCGCATCACGAGAAGCTCCTCTTCTGAGAAGTTCCCGCTCGCAACACAAATGTCAATGATAAAGTCCGTCGCCACCCTCACCAACAGAATCTTGATCTTCTTGTCATAAAACTCGTAGTCTCCAGCAATCGCAGTATCGACGCCAAACTTCGCCAAGTAGTGGTACAGCCTGTCCCATTCGAGCGAAGTGGTGTTCAACCCCACGGCACACATAAACACTCCCCTATTCCGCTGGACCACTCGGCAGAACGACATGAAATACATGCGCACGATCACTAGCAAGGTCCCAGGGCCGCTGAAGAAGATCCGCGTCTTCCCGCTCTTAGCCTTTTTGTACGACACGGCCTCATTCTTGAGATGGGCGGTGAAGATGGCATGGCACCGGATACCGTTTGAGAGCTTTACTATCATGTCTTCGATCACTTCCTCCACCTCTGGTATAAACCTCATCCCTTCTGGCCACATGTCATCATCCAACGGGATCAAAAACTTCCGCTTGGTGGTGTTGTAAGGGTTCCCCATGCTTGTAGACATTTTGATACGATCCATATAAGCCATGCCAGGCATACCGTTTACCGCGACGTCGATGGTTACGACGCCCAGCAAGTCCAACTCCTCAAGGGGGAGGTTGGCCAAAACATGCCTGAGAAACGACTTTGAACATCGTTCCAACGTGGTCTCGTCCATGAAGTCGACGGGCTTGATGAACTCAGCCAACCCCAACTGCTGTGGCCTCCAATTGTCCATCACAGGAAAAGTTAGCCTGTCGGTAAGCACATGCCCACACACGGAGCTGTTCACCACGTGAGCAAACAATTCAGACTGACATACTGTGTGTTTGGGCCTCGATCGAAAACCCTTGATCTCGCCATGGTACATCAGCTTCCCATCGTCGTGAAAGTCGACGTAAGAGAGAGACCGTTCTGACAGAGTGCTCTCGTCGATAGGAATCCTTCCAACTTGGACCTCCATTTTGGTCGCCAACTCTTGAAAATCCTCATGCGTAAACTTGGAAGCATACACCCGGTTTGATCCAACGACGAACAGACTGTGAAACCCAACTACCACCGGTCCGAACCCAGTGTCTAGGACTAGTGGAGCGCCACAATGTCCCGACTCAGTGGGCACCTCTACAACGCCCGTGAAACACTCAAAATCAAACTCGATATCACCGATCGTTCTCTTATAATGGGTGCGGAACACATTGTACACGGGGCGCTTCTCAACTTCACCGGTCGGTTTCCTCAACAAGTAGTACCCATCGTACCTCCCATCAAAGCTATCTCGCACAAAGTTATTCGAAATGTCGACAAAGAAGGCGGGCAAACTTTTGGTTGTTACGATGCAAATGTCGCGTAGAGGTATCCTGAAGATCTGACTTTGCCTCAGCAGAGTGCAAACATCGGGTCGCACGTGCCCACTCCCGTCAAAGGAGATCGTCAACTGGACACTGTCGTCACATGGAATCGAGTGGTTGTTCGTGACAAAGCAGTCATTGGAAAGCACAATCAATATGCCTTCTTGATTGTAGACACCGCCAGAATCAGAACCGCGGGCCTTGAACCGCAGAGTGTTTCGCAGTAGCTGTTTGTTGAAAGCATCAATGTGCATATTCCGCTTTGGGAGAAAGTCCACTGTGGTCACTGTCCGCTCGCTCACTGCCCATGGGTTCACCTTAGCATCGTTAGCAGCTGGTTTGGGTAACTTTCCAATGTTGCGTAGCACTTGCATTTGGACATCCTCTTCAAACAAAACATTGTTAAACTCCTTCAGCACTTCTCCCTTGTCCACCGGTGGATTGTGGTGGTCAATGACTCGCTTATCGTCAGTTGTGACAACGAATTCCGCCCCGTTCTCATCGTTGACCTTCCACTCCTCTTGCCTAACACCGTCCGTGTACAAGTGGTAAACCCCATTCTCGTCTGGCTTGTAAACCTCGGAGGGCTTCGCAGGAACGGACGATTTCATCAAGTGTTTGAACAGCATAAACAACACACTGCCACCAGCAACAACCTGCAGCAACTTCAACCCTGCTTTGACCCACATGTTATCGCCACCTAAAGTTCTATCCAGTGCAACACCAATTTGTCTTGCGACGTGCTTCTGCGTCTCTGTTTTTGCCAAATATGGTCGAAGGTGCCGTAGAAAGAACCGCCTGATCAGTTCATACCTGCCAAAGTATCTCACAGTGCTGCGAACACACGAGTACGAGAACCAGCAAGTAATGCACCATCTCACAAACCTGTCCTGCCACGAGTCACACACAATGCCGACGTCCTCTTGGATGATGCTTAGAAACACGTCAACCATGCCCTCAAGCTCATCAACCTTCTGCAGCTCTGAGCTGTACGCCATATACTCGTGGAAGTCTCTCACGATGAACTCATCGCTGCAGCCTAGGCCCAGCAGCATCGGCAACTCCTCATACGCGTAGTGTTTGGCTTCAATCCTACTTTGTGGATCGTGTGCCTTGAGAAACTTTGCTGAGAGTGTGAAAGTCACTAGTCGTGGTTTTCCAGTGGCGAGCTCCCTCCTCCATGGTCTATGCCAATCTGGCGCCTCCTCTAGTGTCAAACCTGTGACTGTGGCGATGTTCTCAACTTGAACCTCTTGTTCAGCGACGTAATACTGGGTCCCATCAGGTCGAGTCCTAATGCCCTGCACTTCAACGTCCTCACAACCACACAACTTCTTCGGTAAGCCACAGTCACACAACACTTCACCGACGTACTTGTCTGACTGCGCCATAAAGCGCGTTTGCTGTGCATCATGATCATCACTCTTGGTCTTGAACCAGGCAAGAAACTCCTTAATGTTATCGAAGTCTTTGAAGGGTTTGTAACCACCAGTCATAGCGCCGACACTATCAGGAGCTGCCAAACTAACTCGCCAGATCCAGTAGTCAGGAAAAGCGCCTCCATCTGTTGCC